GTCGCTGAATGGTGGGGATGGATCCCCCCAAAAGCGTTTGCCCACGTAATAGCCGCGATTGGATTGTTTTATAATAGCGCCGAAGTTGCGATTGAGTACGAGGCGGATGGAATAACAACCGGAAACGAAATCCGCGATCTAGATTATCCAAACTTATATCGCCCACAATGGCGCGATAAAATCGTAAACCAGAATACCAACTGGCTCCATTTCGTTACCAACCACAAAACGCGAACTGAGATTATTGGAACAATGAATGAAGCGTTGTTAGAGCGTCGTATAATCCAAGGAAAGACTCTTATAAGTGTGATGATTCGTAGCGCCGGTCTCTTGGATGAGATGTATGATTTTGCGGAGATAGAGAGAGGCGGTCGAATAGAGGGCCAAGGAAACCATGACGATTCCGTGATGGCCTCAATGATTTGTCTGTATTGTTTGAGAGAGACCTCTAAGCACCTCAAGACGAGCGCGTCAACCGAGCACGTCCGGCAGAGCGGCGAACTCCACATCTACGGCGTCTACGACAACATCATGCGCCAGCGCGGGCAGTATAACACCCAGGCGGAAGCTGACAAGATGATCGAAGGCAAGGCGGGCTGGCAGGTGAAGCCCATCCTTGTCTGCAACGCAAATACGCTTTTTTCGCCAATCTTCGATACAATGGGCGCTGAATTTGATTTACACTCGAAGCACGGCCTTGCCACGACGGAGATCACTCCAGACTTGGTATGGGCATACAAGACCGCTCTATCTAACGCCGGGCCAGGGCGGGGACTGGAAGACTTCGGCGACGAATGGTAGGAGACGAGAATGGATGAAAGGCAACATGCAGCGTGGATGTGGGCTTGTTTGACGGCACCAGATGAGAGTTGTATGTGTCATCGGCAACTTTCTTTTGAGAAAATTCAAACCGCAGAATATGTGGAGCGGTGGAAGAAGAACTCAGACATTCCACACCCTTCAATGTTTATCGCATGGAATCCGCGCTGTCCAATTCACGGATTTCCTTCAGATTCTCCTGAATACGCGCAAGGAATTACTTGCAGCGAAAGTTGGGATGTATGGCTACCTCGATGGGAAAAACTGATGGCAATGGAGGCTACTCAATGCTAACTGGCAACAACGTGACCGGGGCGTATTGCCCCATGTGCCGCAATAATGGAAGTCCATCCGTGCAGGCAATGCGGGACAATGTGAACTGCTTTTGCCTCATGGGCCACCGCCTCAGCCACGCTCAGTTCTGGGCGATGAAGCCCGACATGATGAAGACCGAAGTCCGATTCACGCCGGGGGCCGGCGACGTGAAGGCTGAGATCTGGGTCAACCAGGAAGTGCTGATGAGGTCGAGAGAGGTGTTGGGCGAGCGCTTCCATCCGACGATTGCCTCGCTCATTCGGTGCTGCATGGCCGGCGAGCCGGTGTTGATCGACGGCGCACAGGCGGCCGAGCTGCGAAAGTTGGGCATCAAGAACGGCGCCGAAATGGTGACTACGGCCAAGTTGGTCAACGAGCTGACCGGGCAGAATGAGTCACTGATCGAGAAAAACAACGAGTACAGAGACATCATACGCGGGGCAATGTCACAGGTTGAGTAGGCGGCTCAGGAAAATATCCCCGCAAGTTCTCGCCGAAACCTTTGGCATCAGGTAAACTTTCCGCGATGGGCGACTTCAAAGAGAGACCGGAAAAGGCGCTGGAGAGGGAAGTCCTCGCCTGGGCGGATGCCGTTTATGAAGAGTGCGAGCGCGAACTTGCGGACTCCCGCGAGATCCGTCTGACTTCCCGGCTCATCGACTACATCTCTGGCCAGCAGTGGAACGCGAAGTCCCGGTTTGGCCGCTCCCGCCCCACGGTCAACCGCCTTTTCCGGCAGTTCGTCGAGATGGCCGGCCTGCTCACCGACATCGAACCCGACTTCCAGGTCAAGTTTCACAACGAGGATGAGGAGTTCGCCAAACTCTCGGAACTGCTCAACGAGATGATCGGGATGTGGGCGCGGATGACGGACTTCGAGGCGGAACTGACTCAATCGGTGATGTGGGCTCTGCTTCACACGGGCTACGCCAAGATCCAGTGGAACTCCGCGCTCAACAATGGCATGGGCGATTGCGAGTTTATGCCGCTCGGGCCGCTCAACGTGATGACGATTGGCGCGGGCAGCCGGATTCAGGACGACGAGCTCGTCGCCGCGCGCTGGCCTGTGACCATAGAAACCTTGAAGCGCACCTATGGAGACCTGGCCGACGACGTTGTTCCCGACCTGGAGGGAAACGAACCGACTGGGAATATGTCCAGACCCGGCAAGATGTCGGAGGCCACCTGGGTCCGTTTGAACCCCGCGCTCAAAAAACTGCTTGGCAAAAAGCAGGTGGACGGAAAGCGGTCACGCTATCCCAAAGCCATGCTCAAGCAGTTTTGGTTCCGCGACGGGTCGAAGAATGAAACCAGCGAGACGAAGCTGGTTGGCAATGCCCGTTACAACTGGTCGTACATGGTCGAACCCGGTTGCCTCTGGTATCCCCGCGGCAGGTTCATTGTTGTGGCCGGCGGTAAACTCCTGCAAGATGGACCGAATCCCTACTGGCACGCGATGTACCCCTTCGCCAAACTCCGGCTGATTCGAGTTCCTTGGTCGCCGAACGGCTGCAGTCCGCTTGAGCCGATCGCCATGATGAGCGACATTGTGAACCGGATCAACGGCGGAATCATGGATATGATCCGGGCGGCGATCGAGCCGCGCATGGTGGCGCCGAAGGCGGCGTTTGCGCAGAGCGTGTGGGATTCGATGGATCCCGGCGCACCCGGCGGCAAGATCATGTACAACAACAATGCGCCAAAATCTCCTGAGTTTCCGAAGCCGCCCGAGCTGCCGTCCTACGTTCTCACAATGAAGCAGGATGTGGAAAAAGAACAGGACATGACCTCGGGCGCGGCGGCCATCAATCAGGCGGCGCAGAAAAAGCAGGTTCCGGGTGGCGACTCGCTGGAGTTGATTATGAACTCCAGGTCCATCCCCATTCGGTTCATGGGCCGCGGCCTGCACAGTTTTCTTACCGATGTCGGCACGATGGTTACAGCCAACAAAATGCAGTTTGAAACCTCCAAGAGTCGCATTAAGAAGTTTGGCGTCAAGGGCTTGACGGACGCGGACTTCGAGCCGCTCTACGGGCAATGGCTGGAAAAGGGAATGGAACCGGAAGAGTTTGTGCGCCAGGCAATTTTCTCGATTCGCAAAGGCAGCTTGTTGGCCATCGAGAAGCAGGACGAAGTGCAGGTGGCGTTCGTCATGCGCAAACTTGGCGATCTATCGCGCAAAGGCCTCTACCGCAAACTGGGAGTGCCAAAAGCGGATGTGGACAAGATTGAGGCCGAACTCAAGGAAGAGGCCGCGGAGAAGATTGCGATGGCCGGCGCGGCTGGAGCGCTGCAGCATCCGCATGGAAAGAAGTAGCTCTACCTTTTCCGTTTTTTCAAAAAATCATTCAGGTCGTCATCGGAGATGCGCCAGCATTTTCGGCTGATATGAACCCCAGGCAATTTCCCCGACCTCAATAAGCGGCGAACCGCTTCAACTCCAAGACCGAGACGAGATGCAACTTCTGTGGGCGAGAGGTAAAAGTTTCCCATGCACGAATAGTAGCGCAAAGTTGCGCAAAGTTGCAAATCTTTAATTTTCCTCAAAAAAACTAGCCGCAAGGCGAGCAAAACGCCGACAACGTGATTGATATTGTCTTCGAGGCTTGATGGAAACATCTTGCTTGACCGTGGTGAAGGCCACGTAAAAAAACCGCTCCAAAGAAGGAGGACGCTATGGCTCGCAAAGGTCACAAGCGCGTACACAAGTCGCGGAAGTCCCACCGCGGCTCCAAGCGCGAGAAGTAGTTCTCGTGCAGTCAAGCACCAACCACCACGATGAAACCGGGGCCGGTGCGCCGGCCCCCAACACCCAGGAGCAATTCCATGGCAAAGAATGATCGCGTCAGCGAAGAGACTTTTGGCCCAACCGTTACGGCCCCCAAAATGACCGGCGGCAAGATTGCGCTCTTCGGCCATACGATCCACGACGGCGAACCGATTCCGTCGCGCGGCTACAGCGTCAACCAGAAAACCGGGCACCCCGCGGTCGGGATAGGAAAGAGCAAGTAACCCATGCCGATGCCAGCCCCCACCGCCGCCCCTCCGAATTTCTACGACGCCCTGCCTGCGGGCGGAGATGCCGCAGCGGGCGGGCCTCCACCGAAAAAGCCCGGCGGCGAACCGGACGCGGATGAAGAGTTGATGAAGGGGTTGACGGGCGTGTACCGTGTCCTGAGCAAGATGGCGAAGCTCAAGAAGGAATTAAAGCCTGGCTTTGACAAAATGAAGGAAGACATCAAAGCCATGGTCGTCCAGGGTCTGAAGAAAGACCCGAAAGATTTGGATTCCGGCGAGGACAAGCCGGCAGAAGCACCACCGGAGCCGCCGGCTGGCGGGCCTCCATCACCTCCACCATCCCAAACAGACGAGTCGCACGCAGCTTAGTGCGAAGGGGAGTAGTGTATGGCATTGCTTGACGATTTGAAGGGCATACTGAGCCCGGCAGAATTCGCGAAGATTGAGGGCAACAGCGCGGTGGCGACCCGCCTTGCCCGCGGTCAGGAATTGATTGAGTATTGGGACGGAGATTCGACGACACCTCCGGCCACGGTAACCGAACCACCTCCGGCGCGCAGCACACCTCCACCCGTCACTGGACAGTTTGACTTGAGTGCGATCGACCGGATGCTCGACGCGAAGCTCGGCAAGATCAACGAGACGGTTGACGCCCGAATTGCCGATGTGGTGAAGACGCGCGGCGACGAACTGGTCAACAATGCTGTGAAGATTTCGATCACGCGGGCCGACGAGTTGAACCGCATCTACGGACGCCACGAGCGCGAGGTTGGTACGCCATTTGACTCTGCCGATTTCACTGCGTTCCTGGAGAAGCCGGAAGTTAAGGCGCGCGGCTATCGCTCGATCACCGATGCCTACAACGATTACGTGGCGCCGGTTGTTCAGCAGAAGACCATTGAAAAAGGAATTGCGGACGGCATCAAGGCGCGGTCTGGATCCTCTGCGGTTCCAGGAACCACTCCGCCGCCGGCAACCAACAGCAACATTCGGATGTTCATCAACCGCGGCAAGACCAGCGCGGACGGAACTCCAACGACCGGCGCGGGGCGTGCGGCCGCGGCACTCGACAGGCTTCAGGCCCGCCAAGTTGAATTGGCGAGCTAGGACTCAACAAACTTTAACAACGGAGGCCAGTGATGGCGCTTAACATCAATGACATCAGCGCAGTAACGAAGCAGGAGATTGTCCCCGAGATCGTGGACGAGTATTACAAGGTATCTCCGGTTTTCGTTCAGATCTTCAAAGGTGAGACGGTCAAGCCTTTTCCGGGTGGCCTCTACATCCAGCAGCCGATTCAGTACGCGCCGCTGAAGGCTGGCCCGTTCGCTCCAGGCTCCACCTTCGACATCTCCTATGTCCAGACGGTCACGGCGATGACCTTCG